ATGTTTCAGTAGTGATCTCCTCGGCGTTCTCTGGTATAGGAACACTAAGACCTTCTATTTCGTCTTGAGGAAGTTCAAATAATTCTTGAAGTTTTTTGGTCATGAAAGTATTTAGTTACTTTCTGCGCCCATTGTAGAAAAGGTCATCTTCGGTAATGACTCTAAACGTATATCCTTGCGCTTTACAGTATGCCATAGCGGATGCCCACTTAGCATGATTAACTGCAACAACGGCTCTGTCTCTAGCACTAGCTACTTTGCTTTCAATAAGACTTTGTTTCTTGGGTTTGATTTCAACCATTTCTGCTATTTGTCTACCGTATTTGTTTTGATAGACTACAAAGAAGTCAGGTATATAATTTGCTTTTTTACCGGTTAATGGGTTCAAGTAAGGAATAGCAATTGCTTCACTAGCCCAGTATAATACATTCTTATTTGTATCACAGAATGTCATGAAAGTAAGTTCCCAACCAGAACGATACTTAGGTTTATGTTTCCCTACATATTTTTGAGGGTTAGTTGGTTCGAATATACCTTGTGCCCATCTTGCCATGATTATTGTACTACGTTACGAGCTACAGGTTGATTGGGTTGCGGTATTTGACCTACACCATAAAGAGATGTTTTTGATTTGAAACTGTTCAAGTAATAACAAATTACTTTGTTCATTTCAAGTTTAGTGTTAGTGCCCTTGATGTACCCTAGTAAATCTAATGCATCAATTCCTGTTTCTTGTGATATTCTAAATAGTACCGCAGTAAAATTGTCTGCTATATTTCTTGTTTCGCACACATTGAGAAAATAGCCGTGAACAATATCATATTCATTTCCGTTTACTTGTAATTTAACTGAATAAAAACTATCAAAGATTCTAACAGTCTGGTCTAACGCTGTTCTAGTGTCAAGAATTCTTGGCATATCAATTTCCTACTATTTGTGAACCTGCATTAGGATTAGGGCCTTGTTGTTGAGGAGACACTGCACCTGAACTTGGTGCACCTGCTGTACCTGAAGTACTAGGTGTAGCACCGTATCTAGGAATATCCCATTGCACTGATCTTGGCGGGTTATTCGTATTTAGTAGGGCACCTGTTATGGCACTTGAAACTTCAGATTTTATAGTTTGTTTCAAGTCTATATTCTTGAATGTATTATATGTAGTGCCAGCAATCTTTGCAGCCGCCGCAAATCCACCTAAACCACCTGTTTCAAGTGCAGAAATTGTTCCACCAACACCATCTACTAGACCACCTTGACCTAATATAGTTCCGTTTGCGCCTGGCACTTGAATAGGACTTGTTGTTCTGTCATAATAACCTTGTGTACCGAATCCAGTAACAATGTTGTCTGGGGTTCTGCCATCGATAGCACCTTGATTATAAACAACTGTTTCATAATCAACAGTCATTGAGTTTTCCATTGTACCACCGTTCTCTGCATAATTGTATGAATCATGACCGAACTTGGTAATGATGGGGTTAATTAAAGTGTACGCAATGAAGTTGTGTCTGTTCATTCCGAACACTGTGATATTCTTAAAGAAAGGGATCTTTCTTGGATCTGGACCTGATAAGTTACTAGACTCACCTATATAACCCCAATCACTGTAGCCAGTAGTTGAAGGTATATATTGTGTTTTAGAATTGTAGTCAGCTAATGTCGGTGAACCACTATTACCACTAGTACTTGTACCAGCTTGTTGGGCACCTCTAGTGCCGCCGAATACTACCTTAGGATTAGTAGCATCTTTGTAGTAGTAAGTGTAATACTTGTACCATAAACTATTAATCAAGTTATTGTTATCATCATGAAACTTGATTTCAACTGGATCATATTTTATTTTTGATTGTACAATTCTTTTACGATTGTACTGATTCATTTCATGCGTTGCAAAAGTAAAGCTAGGAAGTCTGATAGACTTCACTAGCAAACTAAAATTAGCATTTTGTCTAGTATACGCTTCTGGGTTTATATCAAAAAACACGTGAAAGTTAAATTTTAACTTTGGTGCATTCTCATATGTATTGCTTCTAAACGTTTTAGATGCATGAGTATAATCTCGAAGGTAATCACTGCCAAAGAAGCCTTTGGCAGTGTCCGTGAGTAAGTTCTGTACCCAGCCGTTAGCCATAGTTGTTCAACTATTAGGCTTGACCTGCACCGATACCAGTAACTGATGCGCCACCTAAAGCACGACCAACACTTGTACCAACACCAGAACTCAATGGAGATTGAACAGCGTTATCGAAGCGGATAGCTAACTGAATAGTTGCTGCCTCGTTTGTACCGTAGTTCAAGTTGTTGTAGTTAGCTGTCTTTAAGAAGCAACCATATAGTTCCCAAGTTTCTAGAACTTGAGGAGCATTAGCACCGTTACCACCGTCTAATACTTCGATGTTAACTTGGAACTTATAGTCTTGACCAGTTGCCGCAGATGCTTGCTCAACAAAGTCCATTTGCTTCTGCAACTGTTGACCGACTAGTTTAGAAACTTGACCACTAGCGTCATCACGAACGTTAATAGTTACAGGGTTCCATGTGTGCTTACCAGCTAGATACATCGTTGAGTTGTATACAGGTAATGTGATTTCAGCAAAGTCTAAGTTAGGACGTGTAACGTCAATAACTTGCTTTGTTAACTCTACTGAACTAGCACTCGTACCAAAGTTCAAGAAGTTGACTCTGAAACGATATTGTAGTTTAGGCATGAGTAAGCCCTGATTGCCACCGGCATTATCAGATGCTACTGTCATGTTAAACAATGATTGAGAGGCTGTTGCCATTTTGTATTTCTCCTGTTAATCTTATTTATCTTTTGTTAGATTGCGCCCCGAAGGGCGCATTTCTAATTAACCAGATAATTCCCCTGTGTTCAAGACACGAACTGGGATGTAGATGAATTCAGCTGCCTTAACAGGCTCAATTGCAACGTCAATCCATAGTTCGTTTCTATCGATACGAGCAGGTGTGTTGTTACTTTCGTCACAAACGACCAAGTAGTCATAGATACCACGTTTAGCGACCAAGTCAACCATCAATGATTCTACAACACCAGCAATCTGTTGACGAGTCAACGGATCGTTAGGTTCGAATACGAATGGACGAGCCGCTAGAGTTAGTTGTCTACGGATATAAGCAACTAAACGATCTACGTTTGTTCTGTCCAATGCACTATTGCTGTTGTAACTTGTCTTGTTACCGTAGTTCAACAAGCCGACGCCAGTGAAGAACACTAGTGGGTTAATCATGTTGATGTATAGAACATCACGGATACCAACACGTGTCTTAATAGTGACGAACTCACCTGTTGTGCTATCAACATAACCAATGTTTGTAGCGTTGTCAATAGTACCACGACGAGTACCAGCAGCCGCTAACCAAGGATAAGCGATAGTGTCGTTACGTAAGAATGTACGTAGCATCATGTGTGATGCAGGAACAGCAACTAAGTTACCACTCAAGTCTGGTGCAATACCGCTTGGATAGAATAGACCTAGATAGCTGTTACGTGTTACGCAACCTTCTTCGCCTGTGCTTGTTGCACCTGCGGCGTTAGTAGCCCATGCCTGAATGTCAGTAGCACTGTCAGCTAATCTCATTGGTGTGTCACCGATGATGTATGCTGTCTCACCGCGATCTGCATTCAATACAACCATGTTAGGTTGTAGTTCTGGATAGTTAGGTGTAGCCATTAAGTTGAAGAAGTTATCTTCGTCACGAATTGACAAGTTAGTGTCAATTACAGAACGTAGTGACTGAACTACCATAGCACGTTGTGCCTTACGACCCATGTAAGGAGCACCATTTGATTGATTACCGCTTACTGATACCCACGCATCTTTTTGCGTTGGTAGTACTTCGTCAGGGAAACTTGCACTATTGAAATAGTTTACACGATACTGTTTAACATTGTATCCTGAACGGCGTGTGTTGAATAACAACATACCTGAAGGATAAGTGCTTGATGGAGGAGCGTCTAAATCAACATAGTCACTAGTTAATAGTGTCTTGATTGCTGGGATAGGATCATCTGCTGGGTTAGTTGTACCATTACCTGCCCAACGAGCATCTAAGAATACGATACCTTCTGATGATGTGCCGTCTGTATTGTCAAGTAAAACCCACTGATCTGTTCCGTCAACTGACTGCCAGCGACTGATTACAGGATAATTTTCTAAATCTGCTGTGCTTACCCAAATGTCTCCGTATACTAGAGCAGTACCGTCGGACTGTGTTGTTGGTGTTGACGCAGATACGATAGGTCCGTTAGGATCAGTTGCATTTGCACCTGATGTTGGGAAACCTGAACTATCATAGTTTAGATTACCATAACCATTCCACTGACCACCGTAGTTAACCATAATGTCAACTTCGTCAACTACAGAGTAGAACCAGTTTGTGTTGTTTGCAGGAGCAACAACTGGAGCACCTTCGTTAGCAGTGTATGATAC